GTTCCCCACTGCCAGCCCCGCCCGATGTCCGCGCCCACTCGCTCGCTCGCTCGCTCGCTCGCCTGCTCCCCCGCAGTCGCACTACTATGACGCGCGAAAAATCCGGGCGCAAAAAAACCCCGCCGAGGCGGGGTTGGTGGTAAGGGTAAACCCTTACTCGGTTATTTCTTTGAACCCGTCCAAGCGGTCAATGCATACGTCCAAGATGTCACCGGCAAAGTCAGTCAAATTAAGTAAGCGGGCTTGTTGCAAAACCTTCGTTATGGTTTTATCCAGTTCGGCGCGGGTTGTAGTGGATACCTTACCGGCCTTTGCTTTGGGCTTTGCGGCCGCGCCTTCGGCGCTGTCCTTCGCTTCGGCCTTCGCGTCGCTAGCATCCTTGGCCAAGGTACGGGAAAATGGAATACCCTTTTCGAAGGCCATCCAAAAGCATGATTGATACACCGAAGCGCTGGCCTTACTTACAAAACCCTTTTCGGCCAAGGTATCGAACAAACCCTTAATTTGTGCGCGCGCTGGATTTTTTACCGCGTTACCCTTCATAAATTCGGCCTTCGGTTTATTGCATGCGATAAGCATAGCGTCGAGGGTTTTTTGTATGGCCTTATCTTCGGTTTCAGTGGCCTTACGTGTAGCGGCTTCGATTGTCGATTGTGATTTATCAAAGGCCTTGATTGTGGCGTCAATGATAGCGGTGGAGATAACGGATACAGTTTTCATGGTGAGCTTTCGTTAAGTATGGCGACGTTGCCATGGATGAATTGTATCTATTCCCTTAGAATTAAACAAACATTAACCGGTTAAAGCCCGCCCCGCCGACCCACCCGCACCCCACCCCCCAAATCTATTCTGGGACTCCGCCCACGCGCCTTTACACTGAGTGATCGACTTACGAACCACAATCCCCCAGAAACTACTGTATGCTTATACAGCACACCCACCCCCCTCAAAATAGGAGACCCCCCCGGTACAAAAATAAAAGGCCCATGCAAAAAATATCGCATATACTCGGGCCAACTTAGGCTGCGTCAACTCGCCATGTACACTGTATCTGTAGATTACGATATACCCGTTGCGGATTTCCTCCCAACATTTGAGTCTCTGGAAGACAGGGTGGCTGCTGCCATTGCGTCTTTGGTAGATACTGACTCCATACCCCAAGAAGTTTCACCACGCGAGCAGGAAGTATCCCGCGAGATATTTGCCGGACATCAACGGGCGTCTGACGAAGACCTAGCCCGCCCCGGAGTAGTTGCCCATCTTGCTGGGCTCTTGCAGGAATACGATCATGTGGTGGTCAAGTCTGCCGTACAACTGCGTACCTATATAACTAATAAGTTAATCCTCGACTCGGATAACCCAGACCCGCGTATTCGTCTGAAGGCGTTGGAAATGCTAGGTAAGATTAGTGACGTTGGATTGTTTACGGACAAAACAGAAATTACCATGCGGCACCGGCCAACGGAAGAACTGGAGCAACTGCTGCGAGAGAGGCTTACTCGGGTGGTTGAGGCGGGGGAGTTTGACCCGTCACCTAAGTCATCGCCTATGCGGCTAGATATTACAGAGGTCGTGGGCTGATGGAGCTATCCAGAGCGATGATCGACAAGATCATCAGGAACATGCCGCACAACGAGGCGGCTGAACTACTGGTTATGTTTGATGAAATCGAGGAGCGCAAGCGGGTGCAGATGGCCCGTGATGACTTCCTTGCGTTCATTGCAGCTATTGACAAGCAGTACAAGTTTGGTACTCACCTAAAACGCCTAGGTTCCCTGCTCATGGATGTGGAGCAGGACGTAAAAAGCCGGATTGCGGTGTCAATGGCACCTCGTATGGGCAAGTCCCAGATGATTTCTATCTATTATCCGGCGTGGTATTTGGGTCGGCACCCCGACCACAAGGTAATTGTGGCTTCCCACACGGCTGATTTGGCGTTAGTTATGGCCCGCAAGGTGCGAAATCTGATTAATACGCCTGAGTACAAGTCTATTTTCCCTGCAACTGCTATCGCATCGGACGCTAAGGCGGCGGGACAGTGGAATACCACCCGTGGAGGCGAGTATTTTTCTATTGGTGTGGGTGGTGCGTTGGCCGGACGGGGTGCAAATCTGATTATTGCGGACGATCCACTGTCAGAACAGGACATTAAGTCGGGAAATACCACCTCATTGGACGCTACATACGAGTGGTTTAGTGCTGGATTGCGTACTCGTCTCATGCCTAACGGGAAAATATGCGTTTTGCACACGCGCTGGCACCAGCGGGACTTAATTGGGCGGCTTTTGAAGGATTCTGCGATAAACGAGGGCGGCGATGTCTACGAAGCCTTTGAATTTCCTGCAATTCTTAATGAAAATACCGAAGATGAGAAGTCAATATGGCCTGAGCAGTGGTCAATTGAGTCTTTGCAGCAAACTCGGGCGTCGATGCACCACATTATGTGGCAGTGGTATGCACAGTATCAGCAAAACCCCACCGCATCGGAGGCTGCGATTATTAAGCGGGAGTGGATTAAATGGTGGGGGAAGAAAGACCCGCCGCCAATCGACTTCATCGTGCAGTCCTACGATACTGCCCTCACTACTAACAGCCGGTCAGACTATTCTGTGTGTCATACATGGGGAACTTTTACTAGCGAAGAGGACGGCAGTAATAATGTGATCCTGCTTAACTCGGTCAAGGGTAAATATGAGTTTCCTGAGTTGAAAACCATGGCCCATGAGCAGTTTGCCAACTGGGAGCCGGACAGTGTGATCGTGGAGGCCAAGGCCAGCGGTCAGCCATTAATAGATGAGATGCGCCGGTCAGGTATATTTGTACAAGATTTCAGTCCGGGCAAAGGACAGGATAAGATTGCGCGGTTGAACTCCGTGGCGGACATGTTTGCCTCCGGGCATGTGTGGTTTCCAGAAACTAGCTGGGCAGCAACCACAGTAGAAGAGATACTAGCGTTCCCTGCTGGGGAACATGACGACGAAGTTGACACCATGACATTGGCGCTAATACGTATCCGCAAGGGTGGGCTACTTACAATGAAGAGCGATCCTGAGGACGAGCAATTTTTCCGTAGTAGTCGCCGCCCTGCGTATTATTAGGAGCGTGTATGACTAAGTTTATGGGAACTAATTCACTAGTTGACCGGCTAACTGCTCAAGTGGGTTCCCGCGAGACTGCTATTAAACTACTACGTAGTCGTGGACAAATGGAAGAGAATTCGGAGAAGTTAACCCCAGCGGGGGAAGCGCGCAATAAAATGACGGCGGAAGATCGGGCAAAGGATCGCGCTGCTACACGGTCAGGTAAACCGGCAACAGCCTATACCTATAACCCAGAAACTAATCGAGCTACGCTCAAAAGGAAATGATATGGCTACCAATAGCATGAGCCCTTCCCTGTATCAAGCCCCGATGGGTATTGATGAAGGCGATGAAAGCCCACTTGAGATTGAAGTGGAGAATCCTGATAGCGTTACGGTCAAGACTGGGGATATGGAGATTGAGATTCTTCCCCACGGCGAAGGCGAGTTTGACGAGAACTTAGCTGAAGTCATGGATGATAGTGCCTTGCAGTTGCTAGGCTCAGAGCTTATTGATCTGATTGACGCCGATATCCAATCACGCAAGGACTGGGTAGAGATGTATGTCAAGGGCTTGGAAGTCCTTGGTATGAACTACGAAGAGCGCACTGAGCCGTGGAATGGCGCATGTGGAGTGTTCTCCACCATACTTACTGAAGCTGCTATCAGATTCCAGTCAGAAACCATTACCGAGAGTTTCCCTGCGCAGGGCCCGGTCAAGACCCAGATTATTGGCGAAGATACCCCTGAGACGGCAGAAGCTGCTGATCGTGTCCGCGACGACATGAATTACCAGTTGGTAGAGGAGATGCCTGAGTACCGGCCCGAGCATGAGCGCATGCTCTACAACCTTGGCTTGGCAGGTGCGGCGTTTAAGAAGGTGTACTTCGACCCGGCGTTGGGGCGTCAGACGGCAATGTTTATCCCAGCCGAAGACCTCATCATCCCTTATGGCGCGTCCAGTGCGCAGACTGCGGAGCGTGTTACGCATATCATGCGTAAGACCAAGAATGACATCAAGCGCCTACAGGTCGCGGGCTTTTATAGGGACGTTGATCTGGGTGAGCCGGACAATGTACACACAGATGTAGAAAAGAAGAAAGCTGAAGGGCAAGGCTACTCCCTGACCGATGATGACCGGTATCAAGTATACGAGGTTCATGTTGACTACGACATGCCGGGGTACGAGGACAAGGATGGGGTAGCCCGTCCATACGTGGTCACTATTGACCGTAGCAGCACTGAGATTTTGGCTATCCGTCGTAACTGGGAAGAGGACGACAAGTTAAAACTAAAGCGTCAGCACTTCGTACAGTACACATACGTGCCGGGGTTTGGGGCCTACGGCCTTGGGTTGATTCACTTGATCGGCGGCTACGCTCGCGCAGGCACTTCTCTAATCCGTCAGTTGGTGGACGCTGGCACGCTTAGTAACTTGCCCGGAGGTATGAAAGCCCGTGGGCTACGTGTAAAGGGTGACGATACGCCTATCGCACCGGGAGAGTTCCGGGACGTTGATGTCACATCGGGGACAATCCGCGACAACATCATGGCGCTCCCATACAAGGAGCCGTCGCAAGTTCTGGCAATGCTGCTCAACCAGATCACCGAAGAAGGTCGCCGTCTGGGGTCTATTGCTGATTTGAACATCAGCGACATGGGTGCGAATGCTCCGGTAGGTACGACTCTGGCGCTGCTGGAGCGCCAGCTTAAGACCATGAGCGCGGTGCAGGCACGGGTTCACTACTCCATGAAACAGGAGTTCAAGCTACTTAAGGTGCTGATCCGTGACCATACGCCACAGGAGTACAGCTATAACCCTGAAGGTGGGAACCGTAAAGCTAAGCAGTCGGACTACGACTTGGTGGAGATTATCCCGGTCAGCGATCCCAATAGCAGCACGATGGCGCAGCGGATTATGCAGTATCAGGCGGTTACCCAACTGTCTGCGCAGGCTCCCAATATTTACGACTTGCCGTACTTGCACCGACAGATGATTGAGGTATTGGGGGTTAAGAACGCTGACAAGATTGTGCCTATCGAGGACGACCAGAAGCCGCGTGACCCGATCAGCGAGAACATGTCATTCCTCAAGGGCAAGCCTACTAAAGCGTTTATCTATCAAGACCATGAGGCTCACATCGCGGTGCATTCGACATTCATGCAAGACCCGATGATTGCAGCGCAGATTGGACAGAGCCCGATGGCCCAGCAGATGCAAGCGGCTATCCAAGCCCATATTGCAGAACACCTTGGGTTCATGTATAGGACAAAGATTGAGGAGCGTCTTGGCGCACCAATGCCTATGCCCGATGTCGAGCTTCCGCCCGAGTTGGAGGTTGAGTTGTCCCGCGCCGTGGCGCAGGCATCGCAGCAGTTGTTGCAGATGAACAAATCCCAAGCGGCTCAAGCCCAAGCCCAGCAGCAGATGCAAGATCCGATTATCCAGATGCAGATGCAAGAGCTTCAGATTAAGAAGCAGAAGGCTGACGCGGACGTTAAGAAAATCGACGCGGACATCGCGCTGGCCCAAGCCCGACTGGCGTTGGACGCAGATAAAGGCGGCATCAACCCAATGCAGATTGAGCAGCAGGCAATGCAGGCTGAGCAGATGCACCAACAGCAGCTTCAGATTAATGCCCAGAAGGCGCAGCAAGCGCAGGCTATGCAGGCGCAAGCCCAACAGCAGCAGGCTCAGCTACACCAGCAAGGCATGATGCACAAGGATCAGATGCAGCAACAGAAACTGGCGGGAGACGTAAATGGACAATGACGCGATGAGTCTGCTAGCTAAGCAGATGAATGAGGACATCCAGCAGATAACCCAAGTAATTGCGGCTGGGGCATCTGCTGACTTCCCTGAGTACAAATATTTGTGTGGTCAGGTGCTGGGGTTAACCCGTGCGATGAATTATGTGAAAGATATGGAGCAGCGCCTACAACGGGCAGATGATTAAGTTTGGATGGGTTTATCTGGGGTTACCCGCCGAAATACGCTCAAACCCCATGCGTGTAAGGAAAACAAATGAATGACTTTAATGTCGCTGCGGTTGATTTATCTGGGATATTAAATACTGACCCGGAAGAAAAAGCCAAACAAGTACCTGACCCCGCAACATACTGTTTGTTGTGCATGGTGCCAAAAGCCGAAGAAGAAATCAACGACTCTGGGATTGGGCTAGTGAAAACTGCGCAAATGATGCACCACGAGGAGCTTCTGTCCCCCGTGTTATTTGTGGCAAAAATGGGGCCTGACGCGTTTAAAGACGAGAAACGATTCCCAAGCGGCCCAAGCTGCAAGGTAGGCGACTTTGTTCTTACTCGGCCCAATACTGGTACCCGGATGAAAATCCACGGCACTGAGTGGCGGTTAATCCATGACGAGTCCGTAGAAGCAGTTGTGCAAGACCCGCGTGGAATCCAACGTCCTTAAGGAGTCATCATGGCTGAAATAACTGAATTTGAATTTCCAGACGAAATCGAAGCTAAGAACCCCCGCGAAGGTGGGCGGGTAGTAGCCCCTGAGCCCGAGGCAGATATCGAAATTGTTGACGATACTCCTCCAGCGGACAGACACCGCACTCCTATGAAGGAAGCCCCGGCCCCGGTAACGGACGAGGAGTTATCTAAATATACTGACCAGAAACTCAAAGACCGGCTGGCTCATATTAATAAGGGCTACCACGAGGAACGCCGGGCAAAGGAGACTGCACTACGTGAGCGAGAAGAAGCTTTGCGTATGGCTGAGTCGGTAGTAGAAGAGAATAAGCGCTTACAGGGTTCCCTAGCCACTAATCAAAATGCCCTACTGGAGCAGGCCAAAAAAGTGGTGGAGTCGGAGATTGATAACGCCCAGCGTGAATATAAGGATGCCTATGAATCCGGGGATACTGACCGGCTTGTCAAGGCTCAGGCGAAGTTAACTACTGCTGCAATTCGGGCAGATAAAGTAAATAATTTCAAGCCAGCCCCTTTACAAGAGCCAAAAACTGTAGTAAAACCCGCCCAAGTACCTGAATTGGACGACAATACTAAGTCATGGGTTTCAAAAAATCCATGGTGGGGCAACAATCGGAAGATGACTGCCTATGCGTTGTCACTCCATGAAGATATTGTGGATTCTGGAATTTCTGCCGCAAGCGACGATTATTTCGCGGCCATAGATTCTGATATGAAAGCAAGGTTCCCTGAGGCATTTGCAGAGGAACCCGCTGATGCAAAACCATCTCAGCGCCAGAAGTCAAATGTTGTAGCACCGGCATCACGTAGTACAGCGCCTAAAAAGATCGTACTTACACAAACGCAGGTAAATATCGCCAAGCGGCTTGGTGTTCCTTTGGAACTCTATGCACGTAAGGTTGCTGAAGAAATGAGGAAACAAGCATGACTGAACAAATTCGCAAAAGTAGAGAACTCGATACTCGTGAGGCTACTGCCCGTCCTACGCGGTGGAAACCTCCCCAGCTTCTCCCTGATCCAAAACCGGAAGCAGGGTACGCGTTTCGCTGGATTCGTATCGCTACCTTAGGCAAAGATGATCCGACTAACTTGAATTCAAAACTTCAGGAGGGCTGGGAGCCCGTAAAAGCAACTGACCATCCCGAGATTCGATTGTTTGGATCGTCCAATAAAGACTTTCCCGGCAACATCGTTACCGGCGGTTTGATTCTTTGCAAATCCCCAGTAGAGTTTATCGAGCAACGTGACGAGTATTTCCGTAGCCAATCGGAAAACCAAATGAACTCGGTGGACAATACTTTCATGCGTGAAAGTAATCCGAAGATGCCTTTGTTTAAAGAACGAAGCTCTAGTGTTACTTTCGGTAAAGGTATTTAACTTTTTGGAGTTTACTTATGGCTTATCCTACTATTGATAAGACGTATGGATTTAAACCAGTCAACCGACTGGATGGACTTCCCTACGCCGGAGCGATCCGTCAAATCCCCATTGCGCCTGCTTACGCTACCGCAATTTTGAATGGTGACACTGTACAAGTGAACACTAGCGGCTACCTGATTGCCAAGACTGCTACCGCTACCGGTGACAGCGTTGGTGTGTTGGTTGGTTGCCAGTACGTTAACTCGTCCGGTCAAACTGTTCAAGGTCAGTACTATCCTGCGTCTCAGTCAACATCTAGCAG